GTATCGTTCTACTACCTTTGACAGTTGTGTACTTGTATTCTCAAACCAAGCTTCAACATGATAATCACTCTGTGGCGGCTTTTCAAACATTTTGTTTGTGTCGTCAAAGCGTCCTTCTTTGATAGTATCCATCCACACTGTATAGTCCGGAGCAAATGCCTGTCGTGCTTCTTCTGTAGGACACACAAAGTCAGCAACTGCAATTTTGCCGGCCATGACTACTCCATCTGCTAAGAACTTCATACGCATTGCTTGCCGCATACGGCCTTCTGTAGTAAAATCCCAATCGTCATACTGTTTTCTAACAGCATCGGCATTAATCCAAATGCCTCCAATAAGTTTAGCAAACGGTTCTGCTAAAGTACTCTTGCCGCTTCCTGGCAATCCAAATATTAGTATCTTCATAAATTACTTTCTCTTGCAATATCTTTAACTAGTTGTATTCATTTTGTAATTTTCTAACTGACATGTCCGGCTTTTGCCATTGCTTCTTTCCAAACTCTTGGAGACACATGCTCGTCCATTGTCAGTCCATCTAAGTGATCCATTTCGTGTAGGAAGCATCTAGCCGCCATGCCATCCAAAGTAAAGTGTGAGAGCTTGCCTTTATGATCAGTCCACGTAGTTCTAATTTTATTTGGCCTAGTTATGTTTGCAACTACTCCGGGATAGCTTAGACACCCTTCAAACATATCAATATCACCAGACTCTTCATGTACAGTGTAACTAGGATTAATTGCAAGAACTTTTTGCCTGTCAGCATTACTATCGCCTGTGTTTAAAAAAACAAATACTCGCACACTAAGTCCAACTTGATTAGCTGACAATCCTTGGCCGCCATTTGCTGTCATAACTTCCCACATTGATTGACGCAACTCCATAGCATCGTACTGCGGATTTTCCATATCCCATTCTTCAGTAATAGGTGTGTGTAAAATATCATTAGGGTGTGTAATTAATTGTAGTTCCATTTTATTCTCCTTTGTCTTTATAAAAGTAGTCTATTACAAATACTCTCTTGTGTTCTCGTGTTGGGTACGATCCGTGTAACACAGTGCTTTTAAATAGTAGCACATCGCCCCTACTTGGTTTATAACATAAGTCATGTGTGTTACCAGTGCCGTCATACAAGTATGCAAATGTGCCACCATGCCAGGTAGTTTCATCATTGTCGGGCTCTGTCAAGTAACATATTGCACTAATTTTTTTAACTGTAGGGTCGCTGTGTCGGTGTGCTTTTTGCCAGCCACCTTTTTTATAATCGATTGCCCACAATGCACACAACTCTGTTAACTCTATATTTAACCCAACCTTGTCTATTTGGGCTTGTAAAAATGGCTTGTACTTCCATTCATTTAAGTATGTTGCTGGATGCACGTTAAACTGTTTACCTCGATACGTAGTAGTTTGATCACTTACGTCTTCTCTAGTATCGCTTGGGAATACTTTTTTATCCCAGTGAAAATCAAATTCTTCGCAGTCTTCATAATGCGCTTCAATGATCCATTGATGTTCTGTGCCTAATAAATGCGTCTTCATCATAAGTTTGACTCCTTTATTTTTTGTTCCCAAGACTCTTGATCTTTCCAAGTATAATTGTAAGTTCTTTCAAGTCCGTCTATACTAAACTTATATACATCATTTCTTTTTAATAGTTCTTGAATTAGAATCTCTTTGTTGTCATATTGTAATTCGGCAACAACTCCATTGTTAAGAGCAAGTGCGGGATCGTCTTTATCAAAGTTGTTTTCTTTCAACCAAGTAACAAAATTAGGATCATTTAACATACCTCGTGACTCATTAAAAGTAATAGTACCTTCTCCGGTGACATATCTAATTCCTGAAATGTTTTCATGGTCGATGTCAGAGTCGTTATCTATATATGCTTCTGCGTGACTTTTTCCTAGTTGAGCATAGTATAACACTATACTACCAAATGGACGTTCTGAAACAAAGTCTTTATATTCGTCTAAAATTAATTCAGTGCTTACTTTATGCTCACCAATATAATATCCGTCTTTATTAATACCATTTTGGGAAAGGAATATCGAAGCGTTATTATTTTTAGATGTTATCTGTTTTATAGAAAGTTCTATTTCGTGACAGAAGTTATTAAGCATCCTAATTGCAAATTTTGTTTCATGTTTAAGATCTAACTTCCACCACTTAGAATGATTCCAACTTTGTCCTATAAGTAATTCAAAATGATGATGAACTTTATTCATTAATTCGTCTTGTGTGTTACTATTTTGTAATGCTTCAACAGTAAAGTTTAAATCTATTTTAGGATATCCTCTTGTTGGCATTTCTTTATTTACAACAGAAATATAGTAATTTAATCTATCACATAGAAAATTAAGATTTCTAGGATAGTCCGATTCCCATTCCGACTGCCAGCCGTGTAAGCAATAAGTTTTTTCTATTGGATGATCGCTTTCAATAAAGTTTTTTATAAAATGATTTTTCCAAGCACTACCTAGTGCATTATCCTTAATCTTATAGTTAAGATCATAGTTGTCAAATTCTTTGTTTATATCTCTTAAGGTAATAACTAAGTCATTCATAAGTTTGACTCCTTTGCAACTTGTTTAATAACTTCGACATCGCCCGGTTGTCTTCTAAATCTTAGTGCCCAATGCTTGGGATCAAGTACCTCATATACAAAGCCTAGTTGCTCGTCATTAAACTTGCCTAACATTTCTTTTCCGCTTTTACAATTTAACAGTAACCAAGGACTTACCTTGCCGTCTTTAACATCACGTGTTACTCTGTTTAAACTTGCATATCTAAAATAGTCATTCCACGGAGAGCTAATGTCCTCGCTCCATTCCATCATAGTTTCTATTGAACGCTCAATAGCAGTTTCCATACTTTCTTTTAAAATTAATTGGTTAACATATTTTTCATACAGTTCATCGCGGCACCAGTGATCTAATTTAACTCCACTGCATACTACCCAGTCGATATACTTTTCTGTATACAAAGGTTTTACATTACTAATAAAACTTCCAAACTTAACAAATGCATTATAGTACGGGCTGTTACAAAACTGTGCATATGTTTTCTCAGTTTTGTTTCCTGCACTTAACTTATAAAATCTACCAAACGAATAAAACCCCAACTGTACACGCTTCTCATTCTTTTGCAATGCACGTCTTTTCTTTTCGCACATATGTACAATGAGTGTTTTCTCTTTGGTGTAACTAGTTCCGCAGTATTCACACTTGTATGGTTTAGATGTTGACATCTTTTTTATCGATCCCATAGTCTGCGGCAAGCGCGAAGATTTCTTTTTTTGTAGATATTCTAGCAAGTAATTCCACCTCATCTGTTTTCATATTCGGAAACATCTTCATTAAGTACTTTACACTCTTGGAGTTATCGCCTGTTTTCTTTTTGTATCCAATCCACTCGTGATACATAATATTTTTAGTGTTGCCGCTCAAACAAAGCAACTGCCATAATAATTTTTTATGTTTTTGTAATGTGTAGAAGTGTTTGTTGTAGTATTCGTTTGTTTTAAATACTGCAAGTTCTTGTGAATCTCTATTACTCTTTACACTGCTAACATATCTGTTAAGCAAGAAGAAACTAACTTGTTTGCGTTCTTCATCAGATAGTTCGTCCCAAACTTCTAAGGCGCCCATGTCAATTGCCGCAAGTATATCTTTAATTGGAAGTTTACTCATAATATGCCACCGTATTGCTTCTGTATTGTATTATATTATAACTGAGATCTTTGAAGAAGTCAACCACTAATTTGTTTGCAATTACCAATTGATTAATTTTAAGTTCGCTCATTCCATGCCTTTAAGTCTTCAGGTGAATTAATTTCAATGCCATTAAATTCTACACAACTGCAACCTATATCCCAACCAGCTTTAAGCCAACGCAACTGTTCTAGTTTTTCAACCTGTTCTTCTTGTGTGACTTCCATGCCTCTATAGAATAGTAACGGATTGCGTTTGTATCCGTAAACTCCTAAATGCCAATGTCCGTATCCAGTTAGTCCTCTACCAAACCACAGAGCTTTGTCACCAGCACGTACCATCTTAACCGAGTTAGGATCGTCTTGCATTGCTTTAGGCATTTCTGCGTATACTGTGCTTATTTGATAATACTTGAGCCATTCTACACAACGTTCAATCATTTGTAGTGTTACGTCAGGCATATCGCCTTGTACATTAATAAATTGATCGTACTCATTAAAGAAGTCGTTCTGTATTGCGCCTGCAACACGCTCTGTGCCGTTGTCGTACTCTTTTTGGTCAATCCAACATTTATCCGAACCAAACAAATTAAAGATACGCATGTCATCAGTAAGCACATATGTTGGTATCTTAGACGCAACACAAGCGTCATACACACGTTTAATCATAGGAACGCCATCTAACATAGCTAGTGGCTTTCCAGGAAAGCGTGTGCTTGCATACCTAGCAGGTATAAGGATAGCAGTATTCATTTAAATCGCTCCCTTACCATATCTACAAACAGCTTTACATTTGCTTCAGGTGTAGTTTTTTGGATGCCGTGACCAAGTCCACATATCCATCCTGTACGATCAACAGTTTCCATTTTATCTAAAAACAAATTAATTTCTTTCCTGCATTCCATAGTCGATGATAGTAGCATTAACTTTTCATCAAAGTTTCCCTGTACAAATCCAGTTGTGTACTTTTTCATAGTTTTTGTAATATCAACTCCGCTATCAATGCCAATTCCCTTCCATTCCATTTTAAGTAAAGAAGGCATACATTTAGGATTTAAATGCTGTGTGTAATATCCAACGTTGGCCATTATCATAGACTGTAATAATTCTTTGTAATGATCTTTAAAGAACCCTTCACTCATATTACCTACACCGCTATCAAGTATCATAACTTTTTCAGCGCCTGCTCGTAACTGTAAATGTATATTACGGTTGAGCAACGGAATAATAACTTCACGCAAGTATTCTACTTTAAACTTAGTACTTGTTTTTTGTTTACCAGTTGCATAATTTAATAGTGTCCACGGACCGCCTACAAATCCAATAAGACTTTTGTTAGAAGGCAACATTTCTTTTGTTGCAGTAATAGCACGACTTTGAAAATCCATATGTTCAATTGCGGCTTCTACATCCATGTGATTTTTATAATTCTCTTCTGTAAGTAGCCATTCAAACTTTGGACCCGGGTCAAACTTTAGAGGAATACCTAATCCTTCAATAGGAAAAAGTATGTCACTAAAAAGTATTGCGATGTCAAAATCAAATTGGTTAATTGGTAGCATTGCAACCTCTGCGGCTACTTTAGGCAACTTACACATTTGTTCAAATGTAAAATTTTGCTTTAGTTCCATGTAACCTTTTTGATATCGTCCGGCCTGCCGCATCATCCAAATTGGAGGAGTTGGCTGTTCTACTCTGTTACAAGCATTTTCAAATAGTTTATTCATATTGATATTTAACTATATCTGCTACTACTTTTTCAAAGTCATCTAGTCGTAACATGTTAGGTCCGTCACTTGGTGCATTGTCCGGGTTAGGGTGTACTTCTAGAAAGAAATTCCTAATACCCAAAGCACTACCTGCGCGACATAGACCAGGAACGTAATCCCTATTGCCGCCGCTACTGCCTCCGTTGCCGCCAGGTTTCTGTACGCTGTGTGTGGCATCAAGTACAACAGGATAATCATAATTATTAAGCATGTAGTCCAAGCCAGTAAAATCAACGACCAAAGTATTATATCCAAAACTAGTTCCTCTCTCGGTTATCCAAACCTCTTTAGCACCTTCTGTCTTAGTTAATATACCCTTCATATCCCACGGTGCAAGGAACTGTCCTTTTTTAATATTAACAATCTTATCTGTTTCACAAGCCGCTTGTAACAAGTCAGTTTGTCTACAAAGGAATGCAGGAATTTGTAATACATCTACACACTCATTAAAGTACGTTGTGATCATTTCAATTTGATCAATATCGTGTACATCTGTTAGTGTTTTAACACCATGCACTTCTTTAATTAGCTTAAAGTCATTTAGAGTGTTAGCAAGTCCTACACCTCGTTTATTACCTAGGCTAGAACGATTTGCTTTATCGAAACTTGCTTTAAAGATATATTCTACACCGTGTTTGTCGCATATTGCTTTACACTTCTCTGCAATATGTGATGACTGACTTAATGACTCATGCTGGCACGGTCCTGCTATAATTCTCAGTTGATACATTTGTTTTTCCTTTATAAGAAGCAGTGGCGAGTGTGGCATTGCCACACTCGTATAGTAATGCCCATTATAGGTTTACTGCGTTACTGCTTTTGCTTTAGCTCGTGCTTCGCGTTGCTTAATAGCAGTTGGCGTCATACTTAGTTCGCCTTTTTTCTTGCCACCAGTTTTGGCCGGTGCTTTGGCTTTAGCTTTAGCTTTGGCTGGTGCTTTTGCTTTTGCTTTAGCTTTAGCTGGTGCTTTGGCTGGTGCTTTTTCTTTTACTTCAGTTACTGGGCGTTCTTCTACTTCGTCAATCACACTCCAACCGAACATACCTTTGATCCAATTTAGCATACTTTACTCCTTTTATTTTTTAGTTTCGGTGCCACTAGTACGACGAACAATATCATCGTGATTAAATTCAGCCCAGTATAGTTCAAAAGCGACACCGTCTTCTAAACCTTCAAACTGGTGAATCTTGCCTGGCTTCACTTGCGTAAAGTCTCCTGCTTCAAGAATAGTTTCATCAACTAGTCCTTGATCATCTTGCCAAACTCGAACAATCATCTTGCCCGATTCAACAAAGAATCCGTTCCATTTAAATTCATGCTCGTGTTCTGAACATTTGTATCCTGCTTTGTATTCAATACGGTGAAACTCTAGTACACCGTTTGCGTGAACCAACTCTGTTGATCCCCAAATTTTTCCTGCTTTGATTCCCATCTTACAATAATTCTCCATATTTAATTACTTCTGTTTGTCTTGTGATGTCTTTAATGAAAAATGCACATAGTGGTTCATCACATGTTTCAAGTGGGATGCTTAGTAGCTGTCCGTTCCGCATTTTAGGGAAGTACCACTTCACATCATTATAATAATTAATTACCTGCACTTCAGCAAATTCTGCCTTAAAGCTGGCCATAGGATTAAACAAAAATGCTTCGAATCCTCTATCGCCAATACTTGTTAGTGGCAAGATTTCTAAATCGTTTCCGCTGTCACTACATCCAACAGCAATATGCCAGTCAATTGGCATTTGTACTTCTACTGTACCAATCCTCAATACTACACTCGGTGAACTAAATGATTCTAAAAAGATCAACGGTATAAAAAAGAAATCAGGAACATCTGGATTGCTGTTATCCAGTACACTAAATCTTATGTCTTCTTCAATTGTGTCTGGTAATGTGTTTAAGTCCAGCGCCTTATTTTCTAATGTTAAAATTTGCATAATTTAATTCCAGTCTATTTTTTCGATTGTAAACGGGTACTCTGCTTCTTTGTAAAATTTCTTACGCTGAGTTAGATGTCGCTTCGCGTACTTGCATGTTGATGTCAAGTCCCATATTTGTACGAAGTCTTTGTCTTTAGCAATACGAACTCCACGTCCGATTGATTGTATTACTCTTACGAAACTCTTTCCAGGCTCAAGCAGAACCATGTTAAAGATGCGTGGTATATTAAGGCCTACTGCCGCAACACCGTATGTCGCAATAATAACTTCATTAGTGCCTTCTTTAATTGTGTCGTAAGTTTGTTTCCTGTCCTTTACTTTTACTGCTCCGCTTACAAACGTGCTGTTAGGTATTAGTTCTGCTAACATTTGTCCTGCACTAATCCTGTCTACCAGTATTAGCGTGTTACCCGATTGCGAAACTTGATTCATCATCTTAGCAATATATGTTAGTCTTGCTTCATTTGTTGTTAGATACTTTAGTTCGCTTTGGTAATCACTGTGTGCCACTGTGTCTATTAGTTGACATACGTTAACATGACATTGTGATAATACACCTTTGTCTTGTAACGACTTAGCACTAATGCTACCAATTACTGGGCCTAGACTTGCATGTATACTTTCAAACTCAAACTTCTCTCTAGGCACAGTGCCTGTTAGTCCCCAACGGATTGGAGCGTTCTTTAAGTTACGTGTAAGTAAGTTCTTTAGTACTTCTGCCTTTGCCATGTGTACTTCGTCGACAATAACTGTGCTTACACCATCTAAGAACTCTGCAAGTGATAACACTGCTGAGCCATCCTTGTGCTTCTTGTCAAGAATATTTAAACTTTGCCAAGTGCAAATAGTGTGAGTCTTACCTAGGTTCTTTCTGTCGCCGAAGTACACACCAACATCGAGCCCACAGTTAATATAGTCTTCTTCTGTCTGTTCTACTAACGACTTGTTAGGAACAATAACTAGACTACGACCGTATGGCTCAGTTATATGTGATAGTGTTGCTGTAGTAATTGTCTTACCTGCACCAGTAGCAATTTGTTGCAAGCTCTGTGGGTTATCAAGGAAGTTGTTAATAGCTTCCACTTGATAGTCACGTAGGATAATTTCTGTGCCTTCAACAGGATGTCCTTCAGGCCAACATACACCTTGGTCTGCCCAATAGCGTTCTGTAACAGGAGTAAAGTCTAAACTAATAGGATGCCTGCGATCATCAATATCTGTAATTTGCACATCATTACGTTCTAGTACTCCTTGTACTACGTCAAGATGGTTGACATATCCTGTGCCACCAATACCAAAGAAAGCAACCTTGCCATCCCATCGTCCTAGCTTATACTGAGGCATGTGCTTTGCATACGGCACTTCGAACTTTAGTGCGGCCGAAATCTTGCGCCGCATGTCTACATCAAGTCCTTCTAACTTAATGTTTACTTCATCTTCAATAATTAATTTACACGAACGCACGTATGTATTTCCTCTCGTTTCGATCCCAAAGGCCACCAACTGCAATATCGTCATACACTATACGCAGATCGGTGTGTTCTGCATACTGTGATACGTTATTAAAAGTTAACTGCATAGTTTCAAATGACACTGTACAGTTAGGAACCCATTGGGATTTTAGTATTGGCTTAGGTAACTTGTTATTACTAATATACACTACTTTTGTATTTTTGTCAAGAGGATTATTTAAATTCTCCTTCTTAATGTATTCATTAAACGGATCAGCACCGTCCTTTCTAAACCATACAGTCATTTGTTCACTAGGCAAAATATACTTGAGTGCGCTGTGCATTGCTAATAGCTGATCGCTGGCCTTGTTGGGAGTTAACACTACTAGTATTGGAAATCTATTAATTTCTAATAATGCAGATGCAACAGTGTCTAATGTTGTTTGTTTTTTATCTATAAGAAAAACTGCATGATCTCTATTAATAATTTGTTGTGATAGCGTACTATAGCGTTGAACACTTGGCTCAACATTATTCATATCAAAATAATGCAATCCGTACAAGTAGCGCCTTTCGTAGTACAATGCTAAGGTGTCTTTTGTACATTCACCCAATGTTTCTGTTAGTGTATTAACAGCGTCTTGTGGAATATTTTTAATATCATACCCATATACTCCGGGAATGTAGTCAGCTTTATTATCTTCATATATTAATAACTGATTATAAATTTCAATAATGTCGTCATGTATAACAAACTTAGTTTCAAATCTATTTGCAATTTCAACTAACTTAAACACGTTACTCGGAGTAAAAGGAAAACAATGTGTGTTGTCTTTATACGAGTGTTCGTTTATGTTTAAATGGTCTATTCCACGAAGTTCTTCAATGCGACTAATAATCTTTTTTGAGAAAGGAAATCTAATGCCAAGTACAGCCTCATCTTTGTAATCTAGTATTTTAAGCCAATGCGATCTGTCAATCTCTCGCAACTCGTGCTTTAATTGAGTAGCCGCATATGCAACATCAACATCTCTTTTTTCAAATTGATCAATGTATTGAAGTAGTTTAGTTTTAACTAACTCATACTGCCTATCAGTCAATGCTATTTTCTTTCTTAACTGATTGTTAATGCTATTCAATATACCTATGTCAGATTTATCAATTACAAATTCTTCATCAGGAAATAGTAAGTATGCTAAACAGTCTTCGCATGTGAGTGGTTTTTCTATTGTCATACTTACTATTATACATGATTATAACTTAGAAGTCAAGTGTTTAAGTGGAATTCCTTGAGATATTTCTTCAAGTGTATATTCAGTATGGGAATAGTCATTAAGCCATTGTTGTCTGTCTGGCATTATTGGATCCTCAATATCGTGCATGAAGTCTATGTCGTTAGCAACGTCATATGCTAACGAGCTGGTGCCTACAAACGCTGGAACGCCGTTAATGATACTATGTACACCCGGGTTGCTAGAGTAGCTTACAGTAGCATGTACGTTGTCAAATCCCATGTCAAAGTCATCGTAACTGTTTGGTAGTTGTACTGGTTGCTGTCTGTAAACATTTTTAAATTCGTTTTCAATAGTCGGTAACGGGCATCTAGGATGTGGTCGAAATAGTATAGGGCGTTTACTATGTGTTCGAATAGCATCAATAGTGTTCATCAACCATTGGCTCATGCTAGGCATACCTTGCCATTGCAGACTCTTATCGTGTTGTCCTGTTATAAGAACAAACTCTCCACTAGTACGCCAAGGCTTTAGTTTTAACCCCAGTGATAATAAGCGAGTATCATCATTCCTATCAGGCCCAAAAAAAGCATCTCTATTAATCCCATTTAGTCCTACCTTCCATGTTGTACCCCTGTTAATGCCGCCAACTTCTAACACTATAACAGGCTTATTTAATAATCTGTTTTGTTCCCATACATCCTTGTTCTTTGTCATCCGGCCGTGCCAAAGCACACTCCATATGACAGCAACATCATAATTGTCGTAATGTCCAAAAACCTGGTAAGGCTCATTATACACAACACTATGTCCTGCATCAACTAAACTTTTAGCAAATGCTTCAAACACAGGCTTACTATTAAGGGCACCGTGATCAGTATATAAACTAAATCTCATTCCAATATGTTTCCGTACGTTGAACTGTAATATCTTTCTTTTGTGACTTGCCTGTATCCTTGCGGCCGCCTTTCATATGATCAATCCATTTACCTAGCGGCCCGTTAATTAACGGATGACCACCGCCGCCTGACTTAGCTTCACGCAAATACATATCTGCCGAGTAGTCAAGGAAGTTAGGACTAATTGGTTTTAGATTTTCTAAAATCTTTCCAAACACATAACTGTCATGCCATTCTTCTAGTTCAAAAATACCATTATCGGCATCTTCATAATAACGTTCAAATTCTTTTAAGAACTGTATACACACAGGATGGTTTAAGTTTAATCCGTAGAAACCGCACTCGGGCCATGTCTGTGAGCCTTTCCCCCTACCAACATATGTAATCCACTTGTCGTCTGGCAATAGGTCCGCAAAGTCTTCGTAAGTCCAATTACTGTGTACAAATGTATCTGCATCCATCCACACAACCCAGTCGGTTCCATTTTCGCAAGCGTCAAATACTGCATACACTTTGTTAGCAAAACGCACTGCGTCCCACTTAAATTCTTTGTGCCAATCACGAGGCCGTCGCGCTTTGATATCATCTGGTGGAATGCCATTAGCTTTTGGATCATTGCCCCAACGTGCTTTGAAAGAATTTAGTTTGGGTAATACTTGCTTTGCATCTAATATTTGAATTTGCTCTGTATTAGGATTATCAGGTGTACAATCTTCTGCATACACAATTAATTTAATCCTATCGTCAACACTTTCAGCAAAACTATTAATCATACGTTGTCCGTATTTTTCTAATCCGGGTTGATGAAATGTTGTTAATACTGTTATATTTTTCATTGGTAAGCCCACTCTCTCATATGTTTCCAGCACTCTCCTGAGCGCACTTCGTCTAATCTCCAATGCATCATTGACAGTCTACGCAACCACGTTTCTCTATCAAATTCGTAAATGGGGTCATCTATTCTAGTTAGGTCAGTGTTTGCAACCTCAGATGCTTGACTTCTATTAGGATCCAATACAAAGATCGGAACACCTTCAATTGCCGCAACTACTGCCGGACTGCTGTTGTAACTTACAACACAATATGCATCGTGTAAATCTTTTAATAACGAACTTGTAGGCGATGACACGTCTACTTTATGTCCGATTGCTTTTAATTGTTGTACATGCTTTATAGCTTTTTTATCACCTGGATGAAATCTTACAACTATTTTTCTGTCACTTGTTTTTCTTATTTTAATGATTAATAAGTGCAACCAATTAATAAGTGCAACTCCGTCCATACTCCATCCACCGTCTCGTTGACAAGTAATTAAAATATAGTCACCATATTTTTTCCAAGGTTTTATCGCAAGTCCTAAATTATCTCTTAACTCTGCCCAACGTCGAGGATAAATTTTACTATCACAATATTCGCCAGTAGTTGGAAAGATACCGTCATAACTATATCTCAAATATGTTTTTGTATTGCCTTTATCGTAAGCAAGAAATAAATTACTATCAGCAATAATAGTACGTCTGCCAATTTCTTGCTGTCCTTGTAGCACCGCTCTTCTTAAATTTAAGTGCGGTACATGTTTACTTTCTGGATGCACAAAGCCTTGCAATATAGCAACGTCTGAAGGCTCATAAGTAGTTGAATTAATAACTTTTCCCTTATCTCCTTGCGCATGTACTCCTTCAATAAAGTATTCTAATAGCTTGGGCTTCTCTGGATTTTTATTACCAGGTGGAATAGCCGCTATATACGCATTAACTTTAAACGGATTAGTCATGCAATTTCATCCTCTCGATCATATCATATGCTGTACCGTTAGACATCTCTTCTAAGTTGTATTGACAGTATGCAAGATAGTGTAATACATTTCTAAACTCTGCAGATGTTGGATACTTAGGGTTTTCAATATCAGCTAAGTCTCTGTTTGCTACTGAGTCAACACAACTAGGAGCCATTGTAAATGCAGGAATACCATAATGTATTGCTTCTAGTGCGGCCATACTTTGATATGTAACTACAGAGTGAATTCTTTCTCTATAACACTGTGCGGCAACACTATTATCTTTAATTCTAGCAGGCCGTAATCCCTTTTCACGTATGATAATTGGTCTGTCAGTATGTTTCTTAAGCGTAGCAATAGTTTCTTTAAGCCACGTATCTTTTTCAATTTTGTAAAACTGACACGGTTTTTCGCTCGGTGTAACTATTAAAATTGCACCGTTTTGATATGCAGGATCTTTGCGTCCATGATACAGCATGTATGGTGCAAAATCACAAAGTGCATTATATCTGTCCGAAGGCATGTCGGGTTTAATTTTTGTATGTTGAATATTATTTTTAACAATTCTATAAAAATGTTTCTTCTTCATTAAATTGCCCATGTATCCATTATCAATATAATAGAAAGGTCTACCAGTTTCCCAACATTTCCAAATCTCTTTACGCTTGGTCATGCTTCTGAACGATACCGGAATATTATTGTCCCAAGGAGACTCTGAAATTTTACTACTAATTTCTTTTCTGTCAATGGTAATAGCCCCAGTGCCTGCTTTCCAATGCTTCATAATCTCATCATCGTCGTTTAGCATTAACATCTTAGGTGGTACTGTGTCGTCTGGTTTCTTTACATACCTATTCATTCATCATATCCTGTAGTTCCTGTTTCCATTCTTTGTTATATTCACAGTCCCTATAGTTTTCAAACCAAGGGCCGCCTTCTGTGTAGTGTAATAGTTTTGGTGTGCCATCCTTTGGCTCTTCGTAGTGTCCCACTAACCAATTCCATTCAGGTGATATCTCACCAATTAAGTCATCACTTTCTAGCCAACTAAATCTGTGAAAGTATGCTCCGTTAAGTTCTTTCTCATTTACTAAGTCAATGTTAAGTCTCTTGTTAGCAGGATGGCCGCAGTTAATAAGCATCATACTAGACCAATTTTTACGTGGATAAACTGTTTGTCGTTGTCCATCCATCTTCATAGCTTCTTTAGGTGCGTAGTCATGTTGTACACACATCACTGCTTTTGTATCGTCTGCTTGTGCAAACAACTCTGCAATATCTGTTCTAAGTAACATATCACAATCCATAAACACTGCCCAGCCATTAAAGTTAGCAAGTTCAGGAACCAAGAAACGAGTAAATGTAAACTCAGTACTTGCTAGTTTGTCTTCACTTCTTGAATACCAGCCTTGGCGTTTAAGATCATTTTGCTTCAGTGGTTTGACTTCAGCAGTCGGACTGTGCCTAAGTATACTATGTTTGCACACTTGGTATGCCATGTCTTCTCTTGTGTCGTAACCTACAAATACTTTCATGTGTTTCTTCTTTCTATATCTTCTTCAATGCACTCACTGCCCCATTGTATTTCAAGGATGTGTGCGTTTTCTGTACCAGTGTTAGATGCTAAGTGCCAAACTTCTTTACTTATTTCATAAGGCATACCGTGTGGCTTTAATTTTAGATTAGATACGGTTCCGTTCCACTCAGTTTGCATATCGACTACACCTTCTAGAACCATCCACTGTTCCGAACGTTTAAAATGTTTTTGATCACTTAGTGCCTTGCCTGGATAGATTACAAGTTCTTTTACTTTGTAACCTTGTTCGGGCTTATGATCCAACACACGCCAGTAGCCCCATTGACGTTCGGTCTTTTGTGTTTTCCATTCGTCGAGTATCCAACTTGAACTGTTGGCTTTGTTCTCACCACCAACACCAAACACAAATTCTACATTAGGATGATTCCCGTAAATTTTGCCCTCAGGTGTCGTGTAATCTGTCCTGTCGCCTCCATTAGCAAACATAACAGTTCCTATGTTAGTAGACATAGTGTGGAAGATTGCCGCACATGCAGTGTCATCACTATCGTCAAACCCGATAACTTTATCAACACATGCTAGTTCTTTAATAATAGCACAACGTTCTTCGAAGGGCATAAACGGTCTGCCCTTCTTACGTGTAAGCCAGTTATCGCTGTTAACACCAACTATTAATTTGGAGCCAAGTTTTTTTGCTTCTTTAAAATATTCTATGTGGCCACTGTGCAGTGGGTCAAAGCCACCTGTTACTAATACTACTCTGTTCATATAGATATTTATGTGAGTAGTTAACTAGTGTTTTATAAAATGGTAGGTGTAACTGTTAAAACCTTTGATAGGTTTTCCAAATGCTTTCATTATTTCTGTTTGCATTCCGCCTATTACTGACTTTTGAAACTTTAAATTTGTTTTTAAGAACAACTGTCCGCCTGTATTAAGATAGTCAAACATATTATCTTTCCAGTAGTGCCAGTCTGCTTCTTTATATTCTCGTGTACGTATATCGTTAAACTGTGTACGTAGTAATGTTATAACATCATATGTATCAGGTAACTTAACATATTCACTAGGCATAAGTTGTAGTTCAAATAATTTTAAATCATAGTGTTGATGTATTTTATATACAGGATCATCTAAACGCTTTTGTACTTCAGTTCCTGTTGCAGTATGGCCTAGTGTATTACATAGCTTCACAAACTGTCCTGACCCTGTACCAATGTCTAGTATCTTATATTTGCTTTTATTTTTTAAATTTAAGTAGTTTATAAAAGCAACCTTTTCTGCTGTCTTTCGATCTTTAGGTGGAAAATAACCTTCCATAGCATATACTGTATCGCTATGTTCTTTGCTCCATTGTTCAGTAAAGTCGCTGAATAAGATATCCCTCGCCCATTCAAGCTCTCCGCCTGTGGGATTTTGTAAGTGTCTGTCGCTTCTATATTCTGGTAAATTTATCATTTGCTTGTTGTTGATTTAATCCCTTGTACTTTTGTAAAATATGGTTTGTATGCACGTAACCACGGACATAGTTGTTTGCACATAATAGCATCATTTGGCCACCAGCCTATAGTATCTTGAAGATCTATTATTTTCTTTGCGGCTTCGGGCTTAATAATATATGCACTATGTCCCGGTAATCCTTGTGGTATAATTTCGTCAGCTACCCACGGAACTTCTTGTTCACCTGAATCGTCTAACTTATTATAAAGTTTCCAATTAAACGTAGCATGATCAGGATTGTTAATACTAATAGCACCACCTTCAAATTCAAATGGCTTAAACTGTCTTGTAAAAATAGCATCATGCTCTAGTATCATAATAGTTCTATTTGTGTCAGCACATACCTTCCACAAAGCATAATGGCTTCCTGCGGCCGCAATACGCTTTGTCATGTCGTATGTTTTATATGCTTTCAATCTCATGCCTGTTGTTGGACAAGTTGCCTTTTTAGTGTGCGGCCATTTCCAATCTACATCCCACATTGTGTCAGGAGTGATTGCATCAAACTTTTCAATGTCTAACCAAGACTGTGTATCAATGACCGACTGTATACAGTTATTAGCGTGTAGCTGACTGTCTTCATGACCTGGGATGGATATTACGAATGCTTTCATTTTGTTAATACATATACTCTACAAGGCACTTTGCCTTTTAATCCAGTTGACTCAAATGTTGATTCTAACTGTAAGCCTGTATTATTAAACAGTTGGCGCAACTCGTCATCATAAATTTCTACAGGATCCCATGGTCTTGCGTTATTGTCATCTGGTCCATACCCGTGTTCTAGATATAGTTTTCCAGTCGGCGACATCTGATCTGCCCATACCTTAATAGTGCTAATAGGATCAAAACAATGATCAAACGCATTTGAATAAACAACATCAAAGTAACCTACCCAATCTTCTCGCACATTATTAAAATCGTGTTGTACAGTCATAGGAAATTTAGATGCTGTATGAGAAACTTCTGTACCTATAATTTCTGCGTCAGGAAAACTTTCTTTAAAATAGAATTGCTCTGCCGCATTGCGAGTGCCATGACAAAGTATCTTTCCTGCTACTGTTTTATCTTCACAAATTTTTCTAATAGTTTTCTTCTCAACATAAATGTTTTTAAGTTTTTTTACATTGGCTTCAATTTGGTTATCTAGATACTCTTCGTAATTTTTATATTCATATATTTTCATAATAACTCCTACTTCTATTTAATTAATTCTTTTTGCAAAGCCGTGCATACTGGTATGTATGTCGTTAGTCCATTCACTCATTACTTGATACCATCCCCATTCATTAGGATATAATTTTGATTCATTAACAAATTGACGTACTAATGCTGTATTAAAATGCTTACGGTGGTGTATTAAAACATCACTAGGTAAAAACCCATACCAATCGTCATGTGGGTTAGTTTTGTCAACTTCCTCAACTAATCCTGAACCAAACTTTGGACCACGCTTTGGTCTAGTCATAAACCCAACAGGGCCTTTCTCGTGTGCTTTGCGTAACCAATTTTGTAGATCAACTTGTCTGTCTATTTGTGTGTTCCAGTCAACACGAATAATTAGATCATGATGAGCAGGTATTTTATTAACTAAGTCGGCGTGTGCAATTATTGGAACTATTCCAAAATATAGTTCGTCGGTTAATTCTCGTGAATTAACATATTTCTCAAACTTAGCATGCTTCGACGGCGGCTGTGATTCCATTGGATGATAGTGCCACGTTGGATAGTGCATTGTAGAAAGTCTATCGTGATATTCTACTGGTACTAAGTGTGTTTTATTACTAAAGGTATGAAAGTAAAAATTACAACCCGGCAAGTATCGTTTTAGTTGTTCTACAATATTATTACCTTTGTCGTTTACTCCACTAACACATATTGCTATATTCATGAGAAAAACCAACGCCGTATGTTAGTTGCCAGGAGTGCATGACTGTTTGGACCCGGGTGTGGGTTTGGTACATCTAATGCATCATCAATACAGAAGTCATTCCCCCAATTGAAATATTTTAAATTTAAGTCTCTTACATTAAATTTTTTAAAGTAATTGGGATCTGTGTGATGATGATTAGTTTGTAGATGAAAACTTTGTATGCCTTTACTTTTAAGGAATGCATGTACAAAATTCATTCTAATCATTTGATTTAATGTTGCATTCCAGTCTTCATGAAAGGTTTCGTAATATGTTTTTATTATCTTTTTAAATGGGCCTTCTTTTTTATTATGCCAAAACTGTTTTGGCATACGATCATCTAAAAATCCTGGTAACATATGTAATTTTGATTCACCTTTATCATTGTAAATAGTTTCTCTATTATTATGTGTCCACATAATTACTACTACTGTATTTTTATCATACTTAGAATAATCAACTATTGTTTTGGTAATCATTAAATTACTCGAACCTGCTATTGACGCATTGTCAACTTTCATGTCTGTTAGTCCACCTAATATACTAGGCCATGCTTGTTTACTAGCTGTAGGCCCGTGTGAACCATCTTGAGCCACACAATCTGCTAGCCCGTGCCCGTATGTAAAGCTACATCCAAACGTAACTAATTTGTAACTGTTCCAGCCCATATGTTTTTCCTTGCAGTTGTATCAAAATCAAAGTTCCAATACTCTATATCTTTTTTATACCAATCGGCAACAATTTGAATTGTTTGCGGAGTGTATACGTCTTTGTATGAATCAACTAAGCCAGTAACATTTCTAGACCGTGGCATACTAGGTAAGTCTAAATACTTAGGAAGATCGTTACTAAGTTTTTCTTGTCTTAAAATGTCGCAACGAAGATTATTATTTTCATCAGTAACATAATCAATTTGATTATACCATCCCCTAACTGCTCGGTGCCACATAAATTCTTTACCACCCCACTTATGTCGTTCTTCTAAAAATGCTTCAAAAGATGATATGTCGGCATAATCTGTTGGAGTTGTCTTTTCAACTTCGATTACTTTTTTAGCAAAGAAATATCTAGATACTACTCTTGCCCAAGGATTTCGAACAATAGTAAATGCTTGATGGTTTGCTCTTAGATCTCCTCTAAAATCTCTCCAACGTGCATGTGCATGCCCGTGATGGTCTCCTAGTGCATTCATTGTATCTAAAAGAGACGCTGTGTATGCTTTGCTAATATGTGTCTTGGGGCTTGCATCAATTATTTTATTTTTTAACTCTTTGTTAAGTCTAATTGTACACCCTGCATTTTTTGGTATATGTATAAAAAGTTTTTTAAGTGTCATACCGTGTATAATCCTTTTCTTCAACTATGTTTGACTTTGTAATTACATTAATTAATTTTTTAATTGTTGCACGATCGTCGTTCTTAATATAAACATTTCTAGCAAGTTCTACAAACTTTGATCCAAAACTTTTATCAGCTTCGCACTTACGTTTTCCGTTTTCAATATCCCATAACGCTTCGTTAATCTCTTGTAGTTGTTCTACCAATACATTAACTTCTGGGTTGTCAGTAAATGCTCTTTCTTCTAAAGATGTTAACTCTTTATTAACGTTAGCAAGTTGACTTGCGTTTGTTAATTTCTTTTGTTTAATTCGAAGTATTGTAATCCTGTCAAATAATTCTCCAACAGATACTTCAATTGATACCATCATTAATTTTAATCCCGTTATCTTTAGCCCTATGCATGTGATGACTCCAGCGGTCCTTAGGGCTCAGTGTATATATGTGAATGTTCTCTGGGGCAAAGTAAACTTGTGACATATGCAAGAAGCCACTGTCAACGCCAACATGATAAGTTGCCTTTGACATAGCGTATGCAATATGTTTTAAACTGTCTCTTAATAATATGTCTTTTGACTCACCACCTACTACAACTATTTCATAGTCTTTATACTTGTCTAGTATTGCTTGACGTTGCTTAGGTTTAATCATACGTTTCTTAGACGTACTGTCAAACTGTACTGTAACAAACTTTTTAGGAAGTTTAATGTCTTGTGGCTCTGCGTCTAATTGCGGAAAGTATCTTAGATACGGTGTAAGATCAATACCCTCTTTTGGTTCAAATCTCTGTGGGTGATCTGCATAAATCTGTGCATGCCCGTCGTATGTGTGTCTTACATAGTTTACAAAGTCTAAATTATCTATAGGTTCGCAATCAAGGTGTGGCATAATTGCAACACTTCCTTTAGGAAATAAACTTACTATTTCTGGCCAACTTTCTGGCTTGTGTCTATTCCATTGATACTTTGTAAGATGTAAAGTTACAGGAGTGTTTTCCATTAGCCCATAATTGTATGCTACTAATACAGCATGTATTCTATCTCCTAGACCAGGTGCACCATAATGAAAGTTTTTCTTTATAGTGCTATATGCTCTCATTACTATGTGTGTCATTAGTTTATAATCTTCATTAAGTCTGATACGTTTTCGCCTTTTTGTGGTAACAAATCTTTTAAGAAAAAATGTACAAAGTATGCTTTGGGAATTTGATTATCTTCAATTCCTTTGAATAATCCGTTCCACCGCCAGTCCATATTAAGTGTAGCAATCTTTTCTTTCTTAACCCAGTAGTTAAGCAACATTTGATCTGTTGACCATTTGCGGTAACCAATGCCGTCTACAAAGTCTTTAAACTCTGGTCTACGTATAAACTGTTCTGCTGTTTGGCCATTTAAGTATGGTAGAAACTTTTGGCAATTAATAACCATCATCCCCATATTGTAAAACTCAGCACCAAGTGCATTCCATTTCCAATCTACATCTGTAAGATTTTCAAATGCGGCTTTTGAATATTTTCTAATTTTACTTTTATACTTTTTACCACAAGGCAGTTCACGCTCTGCTACTGCACCAAACGCATACTCACTTGTTAAGTCTTCAAATATATTTGGAGCAGTTGATCTAATATAAATGTCACTATCAACTATGGCTACTTGATCATATTCGTGTAAGTGCGAAAATGCGTTTTCTTTTTCGTAAATGGGCATGTAACCTAAGCGTTCAACTGCTTCTTTACTGCGGCCAGTTACTGCCATGTCTGGTCTAATTTTAAGTATAGGCTCGTATTGTACTATGTGCTTAATGTTATATTTTTTGCAGTACTGCGATACACTTTCGATACAGTGTAAATACAATTGGCTTTGGGCGCCAACTGCTACTTGATAAATCATACGTTTCATGATAGGTCCTTTGTAAAACTAACTTCTGTTTTATATGTAACTTTATTATACTTATCAAACTGCATTTTAACGATTCCGTCGCATAGCATCCAATCCGAAGGCATAGCGCCGTTGGTGTGTACCCAGTTGATAATCTTCCTTGCACCCGCCGGTGTTATTCTATATGCCCTAGCACCTTCGTACCAGTTACCTGCAGGAATAGGCTTTGCTTTATTAAATCCTTCAAACTTGTATACATCACAATCTTCATATTCTCCCATGGGCTGTTTGAAAACTACGTCATGTTCAAATATACATATTGGTGTATTTGTTTCGTGGCATTTTTGCCACAAGAGATATTGGCTTAAAAAACATCCTTGTGTGCCTGGTCGTTGCAATAGTTTTTTTGCTTTTTTGCTTTGAGCAGTTGGTACTAAGTTGTAATCAACTAAGCCTGTCTTCATTCCATTTACACCTTCGTGCAACTGCAACTTCCAGCCGTGTGCAAGTCCAGTCTCCAATGCACGATTTGCCATTCGTACACTTTCTGGATAGTCAGGCAAGTAAATTATATATCCTAAATTAAGATCCATCTTTTTCTTGAATCTCTTTTAGTGAAGCATTATACAAGTCATCGGGCATCCATTTAAGTTGAGCTTTTCTGTATTTTGTAGTTTCTTTTTTATTACCCTTGCCTGTTGAAAAGATATCGTCTTTCTTAATCCCCCAACAGTTCCATTTAAACGGAATGTTATTGTGTGGTTTGTTGCGCACTACCTTCCACTCTTTCATTACATCTTTAAGTACATGTTGATCAATATACCAATAGCAACCTTTTTCAAACCCTTCGATAAGCCGTGTAGAAAACAACTCTCTAAACTCTAACCCTACTGGTCCAGTACCTAATGTCACTGCACTTGCAATAAAGGTAGCAGGATCTTTAGGCTTAGGCATAACGCCAACGTGTTTAGCAAGCTCTCTAAATACAGATTGATGGAATGCAGTACGTAGCACACTATCACAATCTATTTGTAATACATGTGTATCTTCATTTTTAAATAACTGAGGTAACCTCATAAATCGCACACTTGCTAGATATGTACGTCTTGCAACGTAGTCAGGATCTGCAATATTAAATATCGAATATCCGTCTCTCATCTGATGTAATCGTTTTGGTAAATCTATATAAAATTGCGGAGTAACATCTTCCCAAGTATATGTAAAGGAATGTAACTTAGTAAACTCTTTTAGTACCACATGATCAATATTGCCTTCATTAATAATATGAACGTGTACATGCATCCATCCTAGTGTGCCAAATATACTTTTAGCCAATGCATATCCGTGTTTATAAAAGTACTCATAGTCGCAACTAAAGTAAATAACATCCTTGTATTCTTTTGGACAAATGTGCCCTTGTATTTCAGGGAGTTTAAACATCCGATGCCATTCCCGGGCGGAACCCGATAACTGCATTTTTCTCTCCACGTCCTATTTTTCTAATCATCCTATATCCTAACGGTGCAAGTATATGTCTAATAGTATCGGCATTGTGTCCATAGCGTTGCGGATGGTCCTTGCACTCGTAAAGAATAATCGGTAAGCAACGTTTGATAGTTTCATATCCTCCTTGTGCAACAAATGGTTCATATCCTTCTGCGTCTATTTTAATAAAGTCAACGTCTTGTATATTATAGAAGTCTAATGGCATTACTGGTATCTTGCCGCCTTCTTCGTCTGGGTTTACATGTGTACTAAAACTTTTATTTGTTGTTCTAATCGAAACGTTTTCTTTTTTTGCACCTAGTCCTACTGGGTAAGTTGTTACGTTTGTAACATCTCTAGTATCTAAATTGTGTATCATGCAGTTATAAATCTTTGGATTGATTTCAAACGCATGTACATGCTCAAAACTTTTTGATAATTGATACGCTGTAATACCAACATGCGCACCTACGTCAATAGCAACTCTCCATTTTGCACAATGACTAAATGCTGTTGATAGTTCTATATTTTGATAATTGTCAATATTTCCTGCACTTTGTTTTTTTGCACTTTTAAGACATATGTCATTTTTAATTGAGCGCCACCCATCTATTTCTGTATACATTATATCTCCACTTGATATTCATTTGTTATTTTCCAAGCCTCGCCGCTTGCATATTCATCTCGACTAAACTGACTATGTGCAATATGTTCTAACATTGGAGTGCGATCAAACCCGTATTGGTTCTGCCAATTCTGTACTGCACTTTGTCCTAATACTTCAATGGGCTTTCCTAAGCATAATGCTTCGACAACAGCCATACTATGATATGTAATTACCTTTTTAGCATTTAACATCATAGGCAATATTTCTTTAAATCGTTGTCTACGCTTACCTTCTTTTTCTCGTATAATTAATTTTGTTGGGAGACTTTCATAATGTTTAATAGTGTCTCTCCTCCAAGTATCATAATCTTCACCTAAGTATTTAAAGATATTACTCTTGTTGGGCATTACTAAAAGGTTGTAGTCGCCATCGCTATTCCATTCATTCCATAAATTACTGTCTAGTGCAAGACGATCAATTCTACTATTGTTAATTGGGCGTACTTGTGTATTTTGTAAACAGTTATAACTAATTCTATAGTATTCAGGAGTCTTGTGTAAATGGTTGCCTATGTATCCGTTATCTAAATGGAAAAACTTTAAACTAGGATCTTTAATAATAGCATCAAATACCCAGTCGTCAAATGGATGGCTAAACGCCAAGTATCTATCTTGTTCTATTTCATTAGGATGTGATATTGTTTTTACATCACAGTTGTCGTAGAGATACGAGAACAGTTGTCCTCGTAACTCTTTTGAACGTACTGGTATTTGAAATTTAAAGTGATGCATCTTCCATACCCGCAACTCGCAATTTGACAACATTAGTAATTTGCCATTGCTTCTGATCAAGCCCTTTTAGTAAGCCTAACCACTTGTTACGCATAAGTGCAAACTCGTTAATAATCTTTTCGTAGTCAACAACATCTGTTTCACCGTCTACGTATTTTTCAACGTCACGACTTGACAGAGCTCGTTGGTAGTTTTCGAGATATTTCTTAAAAAAAGAACTACGCAATCTGCGTAGCTCAATGTTTAAGTAGTTAAGGATTGCTTCTATCTCTTGAAGTTGATTAAAACGTTGTTCAACGATACCGGGCATATTTGCCGCGGCACGTTCAACATTGCCTTTCAGCTTTACATCAAGACGAGCTTCAATTAGCTCGTCTTCAAAGTATTGAATAGCTTCTGGGATTTTACTAATGTCTCTAGAAACTTCAGAGTAGTAACCCATCACTCATCCCAATCGTCTAATATACTATCTTCATCATCTTCTTCGGTGACATCTAAATAATAATTAATTGCATGGTCTAAGTGTTCGTCAGTACCCATAGCATCTCTAAAAGTTTGATCATCTGCACCGTAGTCAGCACATGTATCAATATAGCTTTCAGCTACACTCTCGAGATTTTTCTTATCAATATCAGCTTTAAACGCATTCCAAATATCAACAATTTGCGCACTTTCCATTATTGCTACTCCTGTCCTGTAAGTTCTAATTCAACATTATCGTTAATATCAACATCAACGACTTCTTCGGTATTTACCACAGGCTTCATCTTCTCGTTATATTCCATCATGATCTGATCAAGTTTGCCACCGATCATCCATGCTTTACGATATTCAAGAACTTCTTCACCTGCTAGGTTAATATACTTGAGTCGATTACCTTGCTTAACTAACAAGTTCTTCTTCTCAAACAATTCAACTAGACCACTATACGGATTCATACCAGTTTCATAAGGAATCTTAACCTGCACACCTTCGAAAGGTTTTGCATATCGAGTCTTCATTACTTTACAACCAGCACGGATGCCCATAACTTCTGAGAT